AACTGTAATACGTTTTACTTTAACATCAGGATCATCTAATAAAACCTCGAATTTACCCCAAGGTCTTGTTTCAGTTAAAATTGCACTTGTTGTAAGTGATTGGTTGGTTTTTAACATATTATAAACTGTTATTTTTATACATAAATATATCGTCAATCAGGTAATCTATCTTTAACATGGCCTGTTTTAATTCAACGTTACTTACGTCTGTTCGTACGTTTTTTAATCGTTCTATTATCTCTGTTCCACTCATAAATTTGTAAAAAAATGAATTGTCCAAGCTACTAAACCATTTAATTGTAATACAACTAGATTCCATTGTCTTCGTACTGTAACTTGAAATAATACACAACAAAATCCTACCATAAATAAAATGGGTTCAACTGTCCATTGCCCAGCCATCAAAAATCCTGCTCCCATATAACCTACTCTACTAGATATTCGTTCCATAGGAGTAAGTTTTCTTTGCCTAACCATAGATCTTAATACTTTCACTCTCCAATTCCTATTAAATATTGTTTTTCCTCCCATATTATTTAACTTTCCAAAATACTTGAATATAAATTAGTAAGCAAGATAATGCTAAACTAACCCATGTTTTACTATTAATACCTTCATTAAAATGGTAATTAACCATTATAGCATAAATTATCATTCCAACTCCAAACCCAATAAAACGAGCTGGCCATAGTAAACCACCCATTCCTTGTACTGCATATTTAGTTCCCCAAATATAGAAAAACGATAATATAATACCTGCTGCTGCTACCCAAACTGTATTATTTCTAAACCAATCAGTTGATTTAAGAAATTGACCATTTAGTTGATAAAATGTTAATACATGAGCTACAAAAAAAGCTGCTATTCCTATAAATAAATCTTTTACTATCATTGATTATTGTATATTTCCTTAGTATCCTCTCCATAACCAAAATCATAAATTATTGTAAGGAAGAAAAATCTCCATACAACACTTTGCCAAGGTAAATCTTCAGTAGCATCATAAAAATCTACACTTAATCCAATACAAATACCTTCGTGAGGCCATTTGAAATTAAATTTTAAACCAAACCATTTATTCTCCATTATCCTAACATTAATTTATTATTTTCTAAGAACATCCAAAAACGTTCTAACCACAATTCAACTCTAACATCTTCAATTAAATCCTTAGCTCCATAACCATTTTCACGTTTAGAAGCTACATAACCAATTCCCATATCACAATAATCTCTTGCTTTATCTGGTTGGTTGGATTCCATCATTTCCTTTGCTTTACTAAAGCAATGGTGCAAAACCTGTTTTTTAAATTTCATATAATTTACTGTGTAAGTGCTATTATTATAAACATTATTATTAATCCTACTACACTAACAAAAGCAGCCATATTATTACTCCTTTGTTGTTCAGGACTTCTACCTTGATTTGACCTATATTGTCTTTTTTTATTGCTCATAATTACCAGCATTATATAAATCTCTGTCAATTAAATTTTGTTGAGCTTCATTCCAATATTGTTGAGCTTGATTATATTTCTCATTATCAATATCTTTAGTTTGTTGTTGAATACCTTGTATTAAACCATCAAAATTAAGAATTTGCTCTAACATTTGATCTGGGTGAGTGTTAACGTTATCACTTAACCACTGTTCTGTGTAAGCGAAATTTTGGTTGATTTTACTTTGATTAGCGAACCTAAGAAAATCATGAGCAAACTCATTATATGAACCCTTTTTATTAGAGAATTCAATGTACCTGTTTGCTTGTTTGATTACTAAATCAATTTCTTCGTGAATTTGTACCATTATTATTATTTTTTAAGTGTGTTATATGCCCCAATATACGAAAAAAAAGCGCGGTAACCAAATGGTTCCGCGCATTTCTTTTTAAAATGTGTGCCTGATTTTATTTAAATCTATTGAAGTGTGATTTTAAATCTTCATCAATATAATCATAATTTACTGATCTAAATTCTTCAAATTCATCTGCGATTTCACTATTATCCATTCCTTTAATATCATCAAAATGTGTTTTAACAAAATCTACAACAATATCCATTGGAATATCTTTTAATATTCTGTCTTTGATCATTTTAGCTGCAGCATCCATTGATTTCATTTTATCGTCTTCTTTAATTTCCTCAGCATAATCATCAACATGACCATTTTCATCAATTTCAATAGAATTTAATTTCTCACCTTCCTTATAAAAATCATCCATATAAGCACCTAATTCGTTTGCTAAATGAGTTATAACATCATCTATATCAAATGGATCTTCTTCAAGTAAATCTTGAACTAAATCCATCCCTATATCCATGAATTTCTTTTTCATTGGTATGTTAAGTAAACCTTCAATACGATTAGATACTTCTTTATCTAAATAACCTAAAGATTTATTTTCAGCCATTGATGCTCTAGCACTGGCTTCAATTTCATCTTTTTCTTTAGATTGCATTTTGCTAACTCGATCTTTTAGATCTTTTACGTCAATACCTAATTTTTTAGCTAATGACATTAAACTCATATCTTCGTACATTGGTTTTGTTGTTTGGGTTATATCTGATTGTTCTTTACCACTTTCACTGCGTTCAGAATCTACAGCTGCTTTATATCCTGTACCTTTAGCACTTGGACTAGCTACTTGATCAACATTATCTACATTATCTTCATTGCCACCATCTTTACTAAATAAATCCTCTTCCATTTTGGATAATTTCTCAAGTGATTTTGTATCAGCTTTGGGATTCATCCTTTTAATATTTTCTATTTCTTTTTCTTTAGCTAATAATGCTTGGATAGCCTTAATTTTATCACGTTCAGGATGGTCTTCTAAACGATCCTTTTCTTGTGCATCAGCAAATTCTTCATCGCTCATACCTTCAAATAAATCATGTAGGTTATATTTACTCATATTATTTTCTCTTTTTACGTCCTTGTCTTTTTTTACCTTTAACAGCTGAACCAACATCTCCTACTTGGTTACCTAATTCTTTAGCTGCTTCAACAACGTCTTTTAATTCGTTTTTAACGTTTTTAGCTCTACGCTTTACTTCTTTAGCAACGTCTTTAACATCTTCAACTGCATCCTCAACTTCATCAGGAATAAAATCTCCATCCCTATCATTGATTTTACCTTTTTTGTAAAACCCGAAGTAATAAACTGCTGCTCCGATTACTAAAACTACTACTACTAAACCTATAATTTTAAACATATCTAATTGTATTGGTTAATATTTTTTTGTTTATTATAAATATATAAAGCTTAAGCTAAATTATATTTTTGTTTATATTTGTCAATAAATGATCTACCAACACCAACTTCAAGCCACTCAGCTATTTGTGGTATGCCTGGTAGTTTTTTAGATGTTAAAACATAATCAATATTTTTATTAATTACTTTCATTTTAGTCTTAGCATTTGAACGATTAGATGTTTTAAACACTACTACTACAGGTGAATTTTTACCATACATTCGTTGATCAATTTTTGGTTTTGGTGATCTACTACCTGGTTCAAATTTATTTACTACTTTATAACATCCATTTTCTGATTTGCTTCTATCAAAATACCATGTTTGATCTTCTGTTTCTAACATCCATTTATCTAGCCTAACTACGTTTTCACTTGGTCTACCTCTGTTCTCTGCCATTGTATTTACCTCTTTTAGTTTTATATTCATTAATTGGCATGCTTGTTGTGGAATGTGATCCACGATTAGCCTGTTTTTCAGCCATTATTTGTCTAAAAATTGGACTATCCCACTCACAACCTCTATGCTTCTTCATTTCCGTAATATTTGTTTAATAACTGTTGTCTTACTTCATCAGTAATTTCGTTAATTTGATATAATTTTTCTATAAGTTCTTTCATAACTATTTATTTAAAATAAAACTAATATTAGGTCTGTATGATCTATCATTATCAAACTCTACTTCATAATCAGAAATGCCTTTGCTTTTAAACCCTTTACTTAATAAAGTATCTCTAATTAATTTTTTTTCTTTATTAGTATAGTTAGTTTTATTGTCTTTAGTAAAGTACCATCCTTCTATACCATTATAATTACCTGAACCTAATCTAGGTTGGTCTGTATATTTAATTCCACCACCAACAGATTCAGCCCAGTCAACTTGATAATCAATTCCAATACCTACTTTAGATAATGCTTTGCCTAATGTTTTAAATCTATTTTTATTTAATGTTTTATTCATATTAATTTATTTATAACCTTTTTTAATTTAATTACGTCTCTTATATTTGCACATTTTTCATAATCCTCTTCAATTATAAAATATTCAAGTAAATCTTCTGCTAATTCTGATTCCGTTATTTCTGGATCTGGAATGAATATCATATCTTCTACTTCATCACTATCATTAGGTTCAAATGGTGTATCATTACCCATTAACATATTATAACCTACATTCATTGCTTTATGTACTAAATCTGCTCCTTCCATATTAAAACGGTAATGGTTCGTCCTTAATCTTATCTACTGGTTTAGAAATATCATCTAATTTTCTATTACCCATAGTAGCAAATGGTTGTTCAACAATACCTGTGATATCAGAATCTTGAACATTCATTATCGCATTAATTGAATCATTAACAGCATGTGCTCTTTTTCTAGCCATATAATCATTAGGAGCATAAACATATGCTTCAAATGTAACTACGTATCTATTATCCTTCTTGCTCATTTCTTAATTTTTTAATGTGTTTACAATTATTATTACTCATCCAAGTACCAGGGCAAGTACAACTATAATTACCTGTATCTGGGTAAAAACGTGTTTTATACATTTTATCACCTTTTGAACTTGGTGTTTCTACCACTACAGTTTCTGCTTTTTTCTTAATTTTGGGTTTAATCCAATTAATATCTTCTAATCTAGTTTCAGGCAATACCTCCTGCCAAGATGGAACAATATATGTTTTACCACCTAATTTTACAATTCCAGGTGATACGTGTCCTTCATAATCATATTTAAATAATCTATAATTAACAAATGGACCAAATCCTTTTGGATTAAATGATAGACTGGAACTTTCTCTCCAGAATCTACGGGTTCTCATGTTTCCGTACTTGTTTAAATTTGTGAATTCTACTATGGGCATAACCTTTATTTTTCTTATTTACCCCGTAAATATACGAAAGGAGACTTGGGTATCCAAGCCTCCTCGCATATATCTTTAACCTATCTTAATCTATTCTTTAGAATTTAAGACCAAATCCTAATGATAGATTTGTTGTTTTTGCGTTAACATCGTATACTACTTTAGGATCGATGAATACATTTTTGTGGAATGTAAACATTTTACCAACACCTAACTTCATTAGGTCAGTATCGAAATCTTCAACTGCAGCATATGCAAAGAAATCTTTAAAAAAGTATCTTGCATGAATGTCTAAAGCCATATCATCAGCTGAATCTACTTGAGATACATTCAAACCAACCATTAGTTTGTCTGTAAATCCATATCCAACTGTAGGGCTAATAGACCATTCAGTCCATGCTACATCTGCAACGTCACCAGTACCTACGTACCAATCACCTTTTTCCTGGGCGCTAACTGTTACTGTAAAAGCAAGAGCTAACAAAATAATCAATTTTCTCATAATTTAATTGTTTTAGTTAATATTCGGGTTAATTGAAACGACAGCCAGGAAAGCTGCCTTTTGTGTTTAATATTTTTAAGAACGATGAACAACATACAAACAATTGTTCACTATTCCAAGTCATTTTAAAGAAGCTTTATGCTTGTTTTTACGTGAGTATTTTTTTTTATTTTTGAAAACATTAGGTCTAGTAGCAGCCCATATTTCTTGTAACGATAAAACTACTTTATTTAAACTTTTCATTATAATATCCTTTATCAAAGTTACCTATTGGGTGAGTTGAATATACACAGGCGTATAGTGCTCTAATTTTAGCTGAAGTGTTAGCAGTTGAGCTATGTAATGTATTCCCATCTATTATAACTATGTCACCAGCTTGAGCAGGTAACAAGTCCCATTCATTACTTTTGCGATTTAAACAACTTAATGGCCCAGTTTCTTCAGGCATATTTGTTAATATCTGACAACAATTGATGGTTTTAAAGACACCCCTCAATGCTCCTTCAGGGTCTTTGCCAAATTGATTATCAAAATGTGGATCAAATACAAATTCTTCATTTGGTAGTTTAACAACTACTTGATCATTAAATAAATAAGGTTCTTCAACTTGTAAATAAGTTTTGGCTAATTGTAACATATCTCTATGAGTATATGCTTTAAATAATTCTGGGTCTAATGTAGATGCCATCTCTAACCCCTTCCAAAATGTACCAGATCCATTATCTCTAGGTTGACCCTCAAATTCTTTATATTTGTTTTTTAATGTAATTGCCCTATAACGAGTATCAGCTAATACTGCTGGATCAATAACATTTTTTAAATGAATATAACCTTGTTTGTTAAAAATATCTATCATATATTTAATTGATAACCTGAAAATCGTTGCATATAATTAGTAATTTTTATCCCATTACCATCTTTAGCTACTTTACCTGACCTAAAATATTTTCTAACACTACCAGGACCACCTAAATGAGCAGCAGCTAATATTCCAGATTCAGTTACTAATATACCTTTATATTCTTTACCTTCAAATTTATCTATATATTTTTGTAATTTTTTCTTATTATAAAGTAAATTTTGTTGCATAGCATATTCTTGTAAATCAGGACTATTTAAAAAAGCATCTCTAGTTACTTTAATTTTTAATGTTTTTAAAGTAGATTTACCAAATTGATATCTACCCATATAACCAAAGCGATTAACAATGTCATATCTATTTCCTGATTCTTGATGACCTAAATCATTAAGAAACAAATCCATATTTTTTACTATTACTTTCTCTTTAACAACTTCAGGTTCTGGTTGTTTATTTGATGTTGGTGCTACTAAAGTTGGTGTCGCCAATAGCATAACGATTGATAATAATATTGTTCTCATATTAAAAGTTTTTTAGAAAATCACCCTTCATTGTCTTAGACTTTAATTGTTGGGCCTTTTCATCATTCTTAAGCATTTTATCAGCTAATTTTTCTACATGCTTACTTTTTTGTTTTTCGTAATCACGAGTAATTTTATGATGTTTCTTATTTATTGAACGTGCTTTCTTCATGTTTACAATCTTTTGTATGTTTAAACCATCCTCCACATTTACATTTTACATAATAAACGGTTGATGCAATTAATGGAGAGCCTGCTAATGCAGTCCAAACGTTTGGGTGCCAGTGTTCTCCACAAAATCCTGTTACGTGTTTAATTATTTCTATCATATTCTACTTATATATTGGTTTGTGTTATCTTCTTCTTCATCTAATCCTAATTCTTTTAAACGTTGTAAGTGGTAGTCATCTACCTCCCACTCCACTTTTTCAGATGTCCCATAATGCTCTTGCTTACTTTCAATCTGCTTAATATCTTTATTATTAAAAATGTCACCAACTGTTAAAAAATAATGGTTATAGCATAACAATTCAATGTTATCTAAGCTATAGTTATTGGAATTATTATCTTTGAAGTGTAACAGAAGTGGTACTTTATAATCTAGTACTCGTCTTTCTTTAAATGAGCATACAGAACATTCCTCTAATAAATATCCCTGCTCTATAAGAGCGTACTTAAGTTTTGCAGGATCAAATGAAGAAGCAGCCATTCTACCTTCAATTATTTCTAACATATGAGGCATTTTTTTAGGTCCTCTTAAAAATTTAGGAATACCTTTACCTGCTTGGTTTTTATGGTCCTCAAATAAATTATACATTTTAGCATATTTCTTATAATGTTGATAAGATACATGCAAGTATCTAGCAGCAGCCATATTTGATTTGGTTACACCTTGAGCTGCTACTATTTGTTCCTTACTTAAGAATTTCTTCTTATTTGCCATCTATAGTTTTTATGGTAACAGGACCCATCATATTCTTATCATCATCAATCCTGTTCATTTCTGCTTTGTTTGATTTATCTAAGTTTTTAAGTGCCTTTTCATTTCTCTGGTATTGAGCAAATTGATCATCATCCATAATAACGGTTTCAATCCAAGTATGATCACCTTCACCCATCATAACTGGTATACCATGTTTTTTACCTGCGCCTAATCCATTTTCAGAACAAGTAACACAATAACTAAAACCTGCTTTTGTTAATCTTAATTCAGGCATTGGTTCTCCACAATTACTACACGGTATCATTTTTAATTTCATAGTTGGTCTTTTTATAGTCTGTAACATAAATATATAACTTTTAATTTAATTATAACTCTCTTTTACTGCCATGGATATGCTTTACAGTTGGGAACCGTAAACTAATACCACCTTTATCATTTTTTGTTTCTTCAAAGTATTGAACAGTAATAATTTTACCTACAATTGAACCATCCATATACTGTAAACGTTGATCTTGAGTCCAACCACTACCAACTTTTACTTTATGGCCTTTATGTTCAATCCATACTTGGGATAACATTTTAATTGTTTCTGATTTGCCATCTCTAACTACTTCATGATCATCAATATCAAAATCTATTACTTTATATTCAGCATCATAGAATTTTTTTACTTTTTGTAAATTTTTACTACGTTTGCCTTCATAACTAACATCTTTACGTACCATAAATCCTTCCCATTTATTATCAGTTGCTATTTGACCCCATTGATCAAAATGTCTACCATCTGTTATCATATATTGCTGACAATAACGTAATACATTATTTGTAATATATCTGCCTGTTAGGAATCCTCTTAGTGCTTGTAATCTTTGACTTAATACAGGACCACCTTTTTGATTATCAAAATTAACTTTATTTATCATATCAAATATCATAAATACAGGATTTTCAATTTGATGATCTTTACGTCTTAATTGCTTCATTACACCTTGAAAATCTTCATCACCATTTTCATCTACTAAACAAATCTCACCATCAAACACAGTATTAATAATGCCTGTTGCTTCAATTGCTTCCTTAACTTTATTTAATGTAGTCAATTCTTTACCCATTCTAGAATATAGTGTACATTCACCATCATAATTAACAACAGCTAAACATCTAACACCATCTAATTTCCTAGAGGCATACCAATCTTCATTTACCCAATCACATTTACCTTTATATTCTTGAGCCAATGCGACTGAGAACTCAGGTACTAACCCAGGTACTGCTTTATTGATGACTTTAGCTCCGGCTCTAATGCCAAGATCTTTGTCTATAATTTTGTAAATAAGAGGGTCATGTTTATTCTCGGCAAAGCGGTTTACCAGAGCTATTGCATCATGTCCTGTTACTTCCCTGTTAGATAACATATCTAACAACTCATATAGAGCTAAGTCCTCAGTTCGATTGATTTTATCGTGATTTTTTTTACAAGTTTTACTTGTAACATAATATTGTTTAAATGGATTATAAGTATATTCTAATAATGTATGAATATCACTACTTGCATTCTTAATAATTTCTACTTTTTGCGTGCTACTACTTGTAGCACGCATTTCTTCTATAAATTTAAAATATTCTATCATATATTTTTATTAAATTCCCATGTTCATTGGTTCAGTAAATAACCATCCAACATGCTTTGATTGATCTAAACTAAAATGTTGTCTATTCATTTCACCACCTCTTCGGTTTTTACTAAACCAAATAGCTCTACTACCTTCAGGGGTAAATTTCATATGAGCCATTGCAGTAATCATGTGTTTAAATCTATTTGAACCGGCAAACTCACCTCCCTTAGTAACCTGTTGAATAATCATAAAGTTAGTATTTCTTTTTTCTTGGTTTTCACCTTTATTATGTTGCTCAAATAAATTTAATAATTTAGTTTCTGCATTCTTCATAGTACCACCATGAAAATCTACTACAGCAACTGCTAACTCAGCAAATGAATCTACTAATACTGAATCCCATCCTTCACTAAGGATTGATTTTAAAATTACTAATGGATCATTTTCAATCCAATCACCCATAAATAAAATTGGTAATTGACCAAATTTTGGGAAACGTTTTACCATACCTACCATATCAATCTGATTCATCTCACCTGATATGAATAATACTTTACTACCATTCTTTTTCATGTTAGCAAGTATATCTAATAAAACAGTAGTTTTACCAACTCCAGGATCACCAACAAATGCTACATTGGTACCTTTCATCATTCCACCTTCACTTGAAAGTAATGCATCAATTTTAGTTCCTGTTTTCATTGGAACAAATAACTGTGGATCGAATTTAAAATCATCCATCATCATTGTATTTGGCTTAAATCTTCTAACGACTTTACCTACATTTTTACTTGGACGACCTCTTTTTATTTTTACTGTATTTGACATAACCTTTATTATTAATTATTATTCTTATTTACCCTGTAAATATACGAACTCTCCCCCGGGTAACCAAATTTTTCCGCGGGAATCTTTACTCACTTGCATAATGCCATTCCCAATCTTGGTCGGCTGAGCATTCGATTTTATCGTATTCTTTGTTGTATTCTTCGACAGTTACCCACTTATCAGTTTCGCTATCGTAAATCATTCCGTCTATAATTTTAGTCATATATTATTTTTTTTAAATTCTTGGTAAATATACGACCCCTATTTGGAGTAACCTAATTTTTATGTGGGAGTCTTTAGATGACTGCGCGGCCTTTCATTTTTTCCCAATCACGATTTTGCCTAACTTCATTGTTTTTACAATCAGTTGCCATTAACATTTCAGGGAATATTTCTAAATCACCAGCTACTGTAATTAATGCTTTAACATCTTTAGGAAAACAATGTCCACCATAACCAAAATCACCATCTGGTCCTGGAACTGCCCAATGTGATTTACCTAATCTATCATCATGGCAAGCATATTCAATTACTTTATCATAATCAACATCTAAACCTTTACATATCTGATGCATTTCATTTGCAAATGATACTTTAGTTGCTAAAAATGAATTAGTAACATACTTAACCATTTCAGCATAGGTTGAATCAGTTTTAATAATAGTTGCTTTTGGGAATGCTTTAGCAAATATTGGTTTTAATTTAGTTGTAGGAATTTTATCACCACCTAAAATAATACGAGTTTGATTATTAAAATCACTAACAGCATTAGCTTCAGTTAGAAACTCAGGACTAAATACTACATCTAAAAATGTATATTCTTTATTCCACTTTTTAGTTGTATTAGGTGGAATTGTAGATTTTATAACTACAATTTTTTCTTCTTGCTCAAGTGAGGCTAATATTTCTAAATCATTAAGCACATTTTCAACTATACTTACATTACAACTACCATCAGTATTCATTGGGGTAGGTAAACAGACAAATATTATATTACAATTTTCATTTATTTCTTCTAAAGTACTATTACATAATTTAACTTGTAAATCATAAGTTAATACATTATAATAATTTTTAAATTTTTGATAAATTGCATTACCGACAAATCCTTGCCCTATAATTCCTATATTCATAACTTAAATTGTTCTAAACCGTCTGGAATTATTCCAGTATACTCTAGGTGAATTGCCTAAGTATTTTTTACGGTTTGTTCTACCGTTTAACTCATTCCTAACCTGGTTAAGTTGAGTGTTTCCATTTTGTTGATCGTTGTTCATTACTTTTATTATTTCCAAAAACTATATAATCCTTTATCTAGTTCGTAATTTGCCCATTTAAATTGTTCTTTCATAGGTTGGTGTTTAACCCAATCCCACATTTTTTCTAATCCTTCTTTTAAATCAGTTTTATGTTCAAAACCTAATATATCAATTGATTTCTGATATGTTGGGATTGAATGTTTAACTTCATGTCGTGCCTCTAAATATTGAATAGGAATGTCTCCACCCAATACTTCAACTAATGTTTTAGCCGCTTCATTAATAGAATATTCTTTAATACCACCTAAATTAATAATTTGTTTACTTGCCTCAGGTAATTGAGAAGCATTCCATAATGGTTCTAATGAATCATCTATAAAACTAAATGCTCTTGTTTGTTCACCATCACCAAATATAGTTATTGGTTTTGCCTTTAAATATTGATACATCCAAATACCAAGTACATTTCTATACTTATCCCAAATATTTTGTTTAACACCGTAAACATTATGAGGTCTGATTATGCAGTAATCTAATCCATGTTGTTCATTAGCAATTTGAATATCCATTTCACAAGCATATTTTGCTACTCCATATGGATCAATTGGAGCTTGTTGTTGGTTTTCATCAAATATACCACCTTCTCCATGACCATAAACAGCTAGTGTAGATGTAAATACCAATCTTTTAACATCATGCTTTATACATTCATTAACTATGCGAGCTGTTGCTTTTAAATTGTTATCATAATTGTATCCACGTATAAAAGGCGATAATCCCTCAGCAGCATAAGCAGCAAAATGATATACATAGTCAATTTTATGTGCTTCAAATATATTTTCAATTGGATGGTTAACTAAATCCATTTGCCAGAAGTTAACTTTTGGGTGTACATTTTCTTTATATCCACCACTTAAATCATCAACACCTATTATATTATATTCTGGTTTGTTTTTAATTATCCAATCTGCTAACCTACTCCCTAATAGACCTGCTACACCTGTTATTAATATATTTTTACTCATATTTTATACCTTTTATTATTTTATTATCTTTAGGATTATGTGATAAATTATTATACAAAGATGGTGCTATTCCCCATTTATACATAAATAATTGAGCCGCTGGTCCTTCTGTTGCTTTAAACATCTCACCTTCATTTCCATTTTTTGTAGCTGAGCTACCAAAATGATATAAGTGCGCTTCATGTGTTCTAGTAAAGGCAATACCGTTTAAGTCAAGTTTTAGAAAGAAATCCCAATCACATATAAAAGGTGACTGATACATTACATCAAACCCTCCAACTATCATATAATCTTTTTTATACATAGCAAAGGGGAATATACCACCATTAAGTGTTAATTTATCTTTTTTAATCGATTTTTCATACTCTATAAATGTATCATAATCGAATGCTTTTGGAGTACGTCCAAAATCCATAACTGGGAAATCAAATATACCTGGACCTGTTGGTTCAATTTGATTTAATGTTAATACACTATTTTTATTTAATGATTTTTCTATTACTGTATCCCATCCTTTACAAAATACATTATCATCATTTAATATAAATATCTTCTCATTAGTAGCATTTATTACACCTAAATTAAGTGCTTGTTGCATACCTTGATTATGACCTAAATCAAGCACTGATATGTTATCTTTATATTTTTCTAATATATCTTTACTTTCATCATAATATCCATCTATAGCAACTATAATTTCATTTTTATTATCTTGCTGTTCAATTGCTGATTTAAGACATAAATCCAGATATTCAGGGTTTCTATAAGTTGGGATAATTACACTAATCATATTTTACTCCAATCTGTTAAAGGTGATAACCAAGCTGTCTCTCCATGAGTAGCATAACCTGGTATCGGTGTTATTAATAATTGTTTTTGATCTCTTAATTCTAAAAACATTTTAAAATCATTTGGGTGAGTACCTGAAGTCCATGTTCTAAATGTATGTTCATTTTCTTTTAATGTACTTACTTGTGATGCAAATGTCATTGTTGTACTATTTGTTATCTTCCAATGTACGGAATCAGTTAAATATACCCTAGTATCTTCAGCATTACCTTCACAATATGGATTACCACCTTCATTTGGTCCAATATACTTATCTGGGTGATCATATAATGAAACAAATTGAGCTCCTAATTCAAATCCTTCTTCTATAATAACTCTAGAATCTGGTTTATGTAAATAATCATTTTCTAAAAAATAAACAGTATCATTATCATCCATTTTTAATGCCTCATCTAAAGCAATATTAAATGTAGCAGCTCCATTACCTTTATTAACATATAAAATATGATCTTTTGATTTATATTTTTCGATCATATCACTAGTTTCTTTAGAAATATTATCTGCTATAATAGACCACTCACAATCATCAAATACTTTAACTGCATTTGCTAAACATGCTTCATTATTAATATAATCAGGTTTTACTTTATTATAACCCTCATCTGATATTCTATATATTATTCTCATAACGTATTATAATATGCATTTTGTTTTTCTTGTCTATCAATTTTTTTAGGATGATATAACGATAACCCTTCCATATCAGGTAATGCAGCATATGTTTTATGTCCACTTAATTTCTCATGTACTTTATTTACCCATTTTATTTCTGGTTTGTTTTTCCAAACACGCCATTGATAATCAGGCCAATTTACCCAACCTTTTTCATTTACATTCCACCTCCACTGTTGAATATGACCATCAGTTAATCCTTCAACTGTATTAACTCTAGGAACTAAATATACTTCATTTTCAGGATTAGCTTCTAATATAACTGGTAATTGTGTTATTAAACTTTCATGTGGATATTCATCAGCATCAATTTGAAATATATAATCACCTGTACAATGTTCTTTTAAATTATTTTTAAAATTTGAAAAATGACTATTTAGGGGAAATTCTATAACTTTTAATGGATCTTTTAATCCAACTGGTGCCTTAAATGAATCTAATACCTTATATACTTCAGGTATAGTATTCCCTTCATCACATTGAACTATTATTTCATCATTTTCATTTATATGTCTTACTAAAAATGATAATAATCTTTCTAATTCAACGTGTTCATTACAAACAGGTATTGCATAACTAATCTTCATCTTCTCCTCCAGGTAATGCTCCAATATATGAAAGTGCATCCATATAATCTCGCTCATGAAAACGTTTTATTGATTTCATGTTTGGTTTATATTCAGTTATTGAACCATCTTTATTTTTAACTGGTTCATCTAATTTTTCAGATTTAACTGCAGCCCAAGACCATTCATCTTTACCAACACCATCAGCGTAAACCATACCTAATTCTGTTACATTAACTGTATTTGGTAACCATGTTAATCCTGTTTTAGTATCTGTCCAAGCTAAATCTTTATAAATTTCAGGTAATACCCCCCATTGTTCCTTATAAAAATCTTGATCAGGTGTCATTAAACTATTAGTCCAAAAACCACAAGACATACTAAAATAATTAGTAATCTCAGGTGTAACTTCTATTCTATAACATAAATCACCTCCTGATTTAGGGCAATCTATTATTTCATCAAATTGTTTCATTTATATTTTTTTTAAACTTGGAGTTGTTAAGCTAGGAGTATTCATATTTGGTAAATTTAGTTTTAACTCGTTTGCAAACTCAGGTACATTTTTATCTAAAATACTACCAACTAACTCTTTCATTTTATCATAACTAAAATTTGTTTTAATATAATGACCTTGTCTCTTACCTCCATCAACATATTTTTTATAATTCTTAAATACATTTTTAAATGAATCTTTAGCTTGTTTAGGATTAACTTGAAACCATTGATATTCTTTTTTAAGCCATTGATTAGCAGCACTTTGGTGTACTGGTTCTAATTGTCCACCTAATACAATAGCTAATCCAGGTTCAATAAAATCCATATGTCCTGACCAACCTGATACTATTAGTGGTTTTTTGGATAGACAAAATTCTTGTAATGGTCTTCCAAATCCTTCACCTTTAGTAAAACTAACCATTGCTTTTACCTTTTTATGGTTGTATAATTCATTTACTTGTTTATCAGTAAGTGCACCATTTAAAACATAAACATTTGGTAAATCATCATTTGGGTATTGTTTTTTTATTTTACCAATTTTATTTAACATTTCTTCTCTACTCATATAACTGTTTCTACCAGTAGATGCTTTTAAAATTAAAGCTGGTCTTTGGTTTTTATTCTTAAATGTTTGGAAGAAATAATCTACCATTAAACCAACATTTTTTCTATCATGACCCATATCACCTGCCATCCAATGTCCTACAAATAGATAACAAAATGATTCTTTAATAGCACTTAAATCTAATTTTACTTTATCTGATGGTATGTGTTTATAAACATCTAAGTTAGCACCTTCAAATACAACTTCAATAGGTTTTGTATTTTTTAAAACATGGCCTGTAGTTCTACCTTGTTGATCCTTCTGTTCAAATGCAACTTCAGTAAATACTTTTTTACTATGTTTTGAAGAAACCCAATTCATATCCATTCTATTTAAACCTTCAATCCAAGTATGATCACATCCTGTACTTTCAATACCAGCTGTACAGCCAATATTAAATTTACCTACTGGTTGGAATTCACTTGGGATTGTAATTTGCATCCAAATATCTGGTTTTTGTCCTTGAGCTACTCCTGGTACTCTAAGTTCATTTAAAAATGACCAATCTTCATGGTCTTTTGTAAAATTAAATGGTGTATTACCCCATTTTTGACTTAATAATTTAACATCATATTTGTCTAACTCGATAATTGACTTAACAATATCTCTTGATCTAGCCCCATAACCACTATATGTGTCAAAAGGGCAACTTATATAAAAACTTGGTTTTTTCATTAATATAAAATTTTATGATTTAATAATTTACCTTTGTATTCAGTTGCATTTACAATTTCAAAATCCTCTCTAGGTTCCCATACTTTAAATAATTCAGTAAATGCTTCAACAACTCTTTCAGCTTGTCTTTCAGCTGTAAATCCAGCTTCATCACTAATAGCCCATTCTCTACCTGCTAAACCTCTTTTTTGTCTTTCTTCTGGAGATAAGTTATAAACTTCTTTAATTCGTTCCATAGCATCTTCCCACCTACATCTATCATCAAAAATATAAGGTGTTGGAGGTGATCCTTGTATTGATCTACTTGTTGGGTAAACTGGAAATGCCCATTCACCATGCTCTTTATAAGTACCTCTATGATTAGATGGAACTTCAGGTGTTGGTTCAAACCATTTACCTTTATCATCTACAAATCTCATTTGATCTTGCATTCCGCCTGTTACATTAGCTATAATAGGAGTACCTGTTAATATTGCTTCAGTAATTGTTAATCCCCACCCTTCATTAGATGTTAATAATACCTGTACATCTGCTACATTATATAGATAATTTAAATTTTTTCTATTTAGCTTATTAAGTGAAAATATACATGCTTTAGGATACTTTTCATCAAATAAATATTCTCTAACTGATTCTAAATCTGTACCTGCATCTGTAATAACTTCAGTATGTAATATAAACCTACATTTATCAGCTTTTTCTTGAGGTAATGTATCTAAAAACGCTCTATAAGCTAACATTGTGTCTGGAATTTGTTTACGTCTAATGTTTCTTGAATTAAAAAACATAACAAAATCAACATCATCTCCTCTAAATAGATTATTTCTAAATATTTTCATATCTTTATATTCATCATGATCTTTATCAATTGGGAAATAATCGTTATGATTTAAACCATGTGGGATATATCTAAAAACTTTTTTACTAGTATCTACATCAGCTAATACTAATTCATTAATGTTTTTAGTTTGTTTTGAAATACCCATTAATAAATCACAAGACTCATAAAACGCTTGATTATATCTTGGTGCTGGGTAGTCATCCCAAATATTAATATATGCTATTGGACATTTTTTTCTAATATCATCTTCCATATTAAATACATGCTGAAAATATCTAGGATCAGTAAATAATACTAATGCATCTGGTTTTTCAGCATCTAACACCTGTCTAATCTCATCATCTTTACCGTATCCATTTACACAATAAATTTTAACATCAGAATCATCTATACCAGCATGTTTATTACATTCTTCTGATAGATCTAATATTTTACCTATATCTGGGTGGTTAATTGCTCCTCCTATGTTTACCCAATTAAAATGACCACAAGTATGAGTTACAATTTCTTTAGCAACTGTAGCTACACCTGAATGTACTCTAATATCATCACATATAAGGACTAATTTCTTCCTTTTATTTTTAGGAAGGTGTTCAAAACTTTTATTCATGTTCATTAATTTTTATAATTCAATATTGGTTTGGTTTGTAATTTGTTTTCTAAAATCTTCGTTTGTAAGATACAAAAATAAACTACGGTCGGCAAGTTTTTGGAATGAGAATTTTCGTCTCACACATTCTACTTTAAAATTTTCAAATAACTGGCTTTGGACTTTAACACTTGTTAGTGTCATTTTTTTACTTTGTGACATAATTTTTATTTTTTAATAACGTTATATTTGTCTATACATATATGAATATTCTCTAAACTACGCAAAATCTAAACCAGCTCCACATAATTCTTGTTCTTCTTTAAATGGACAAAAATTACAGGTCCATTTTGATGGTGTTTTTGGGTAAATTTTATCTTTAATACCTCCATCAAAGGTAAAACATTCTTGTATAAAATCATTCACTGCTTTTTTAGCTCTACCTAATTTAATCTTACCACTAGGAGGTGTGAATTGTTGCACTCTATATGCTTGATGGGGTGACATAATTTTCTCGTCATCCCAATCTAACACTTTTCTTTTTAATATCATAAACTCAATTTCAATCTTATCTAATGGTATTCCATATTGTTCTGAAAAGTATTGTTTATATAATAATAATTGATATTGTTTATCTTCATCTGCTTTAGCAAATTTATTCCATCCTTTAGTACTGGTTTTTATGTCGATTATTTTAAATGTATCTGATCTTTCATTATATGTGACAACATCTAGATACCCCATGTATAATATGTTATTATACATTTTATTTGGTGGAATTATAATTGGTATTTCACAACCAACTAAAAATGTACCTTTTTTACTAAAATATCCACTACGTTTCTTTTTAAACCATTCTAATATAGCTACTCCATCTTCAAAAAATTCTCTCATTTCGGCTGCATCGGAAAAGTGGGAATTTTTATTTTTCTTATATTGGGTTTGATATTCACCTATATATTTTTCTTGAAAATATTCTTGTATGTTAATTTCTCTATCAGCAGCAGCAAATGATTTCTCATATGCTACATCTAAATAATGTTGCATTGCTTCATGAACAGCTGTCCCAAATACAGTATGAATTGATGAGGTAAATTTCTTTATTTTAATAACATTATTTGGGTATACATATATACAAAAATTAGTAGATTATACCTTCTCCACATAATTCTTTTTCTTCTTTATATGGACAAAAATTACAAGTCCATTTTGATGGTGTTTTTGGATAAATTTTATCTTTAATACCTCAATCAAAGGTAAAACATTCTTGTATAAAATCATTCTCTGATTTTTTAGATCTACCTCA